ATCTCCAGAAGAGTATATTCAAAAATTAGTAGAAGTATTCCGAGAGGTGCGTAAAAATCTAACAGAAGATGGAACATTATGGGTGAATATTGGTGATAGTTATTATAACTATAGACCAGGAAAAGGTCAATCATTAGTTAAACAAACTGTGTCTGCTACTAAACAAGATTTACCAGACAAATGTGCAAGACGAGGTAATAAATTAGAAGGGTTAAAAGAAAAGGATTTAATTGGAATACCTTGGATGTTAGCGTTTGCATTAAGAGCAGATGGATGGTATTTAAGGCAAGATATTATATGGCATAAACCTAATCCAATGCCTGAAAGTGTGAAGGATAGATGTACTAAATCACACGAGTATTTGTTCCTCTTAAGTAAGAACAAGAAATACTATTATGACAATGAAAGTATAAAAGAACCAGCGAAAGATTGGGGAACAAGAGATAGAACTAAAGGAAAATATCATAATAAAGGCACAGGATTACAACCCCATTCTGGACTTACTAAATCATATCCAACTAAGAATAAACGTAGTGTATGGAGTATAACAAATAAACCCTATAGAGGGGCACATTTTGCAGTATTTCCACCTGATTTAATAATACCATGTATCAAAGCAGGTTCAGAAAAAAATGATATAATTCTTGACCCATTTATGGGATCTGGAACTACTGCACTTGTAGCAAAAGAACTAGGAAGGTATTACATAGGGTGCGAATTACATGAGGATTATGGTAAATTAATAAAAGATAGGGTTAATAGTAGAAGGGGAACATTAGAAAACTTCCTATAAACAAGGGGGGACGCATAAAGTGTCCTTATAGTGTAAGGGTATCGTATCGGTTAAGTCCACTCTGCCCTTACACCTATTGTTTATTTCTAAAACTACATGGCAACTCGTAGAAGAACTTCAGCAACTCGCAAGACTGCTAAATCTGCTACACCCATTGTTAAGGAATCA